GAAACCTACGAGGGCAGAGTTCCATTGGAAACATTGAAATCAGATCCTGAAGGCAGTGTGTCCAAGGAAGAATTGGATGCCATGGTTGCAGATCCAAAGTACAAGAAGGATCCAGCATTCAGAGCCAAGGTTGAAAGACTCTTTGAAAAGATGTATAACTGAGGGGTTAGCAAGCAGTTGCTAATGTCTCCGAGTGAAGTGTTTAGCCCCTACTTGCGTGGGGGCTTTTTTTCGCCTATACTCCGATCCGTCAAGCATTGCGGCAAGACATTTAGAACCCTTTGGCTCTAGCTTTCTATTCCTTTACAGGAACACGCCGCAATGTGGAAAGCTGGAACCAGAGGGTTTTTGCTTTTCCGACTCGGGAACTATGCGGCACGTCGGTGGTAGAACCTTAAATAACCCTGTTACACGAGCAAGCCAAAGCGGGGATGGTGGGCTAAGAATAGAGCCAGGTGGTAGGTCAGAAATGGCTGTAAGTCTGTTCAGTGCGATGCGATGACATGGCTCCGTAGGGCATGCATTCAAGCATAAGCGAACCTTGATTTTGATCACGGTAAGGCTGTGCTTTGCTCCAACATTCACCATAGGGCATTTATATGAAACAGCAGTTAAAGCAGTTAACAGCTAGATCTAAGAAGTTAACTTTAAAGCATAAGATGGCTAACCTGTCTGACAATGAAATAGCTTCTAGGTTAAGAAAAGCATCTGATGGATTCATTAGATCAAAAGAATGGAAAGCATTAAGACTTAAAGCTTTAGAACTATATGGTCTTGTGTGTATTAAGTGCGGAAGAGATAACTCTAGGGAATACCCTATAAACGTAGATCATATAAAGCCAAGAAAGTTCTTTCCAGAACTGGCATTGGATATAACGAACTTGCAACCAATGTGTGGCCCTTGTAATAAAAAAAAGGGAAACAGGTATTAAAAAGAGTTGACAACCCTTAGAAAGTGTGTTCTATAATGTAATTATGGATAACCGCAAGGCCCATGACGGCAGTAGTCTGCTCCCTGGTGTGGGGGTAACACACAAGTCTAGGCCCAGAATTCTTCTGGACAACCGTTGGCGATAAGTTTTTTCATCAACCGTTTCTAGGAGAAACAAATGGCAGTTAGCATTTCTAACGCTTTTGTAACCTTGTTCGATGCGGAAGTTAAACAGGCATATCAAGCTGATGCTGTCCTGCGTAACTCTGTCCGTCTTCGTACTGGCGTTACTGCGTCCACTCACAAGTTCCCCAAAATTGGTGCTGGTGTTGCACAAGTCCGAGTTCCTCAGACTGATGTAACTCCTTTGAATGTGACCTACTCACAGGCCACAGTCACACTAGCCGACTACATTGCTGCTGAATACAGCGATATCTTTAACCAATCCAAAGTCAACTTTGACGAGCGTCAAGAGTTGGTTCAGGTTGTTGGTAAAGCAATTGGTCGCCGTTCTGATCAGATGATCATTGATGCATTGGCTAACTCAAGCACCAGCTTGACAGTTGCTACCAGCATCGGTGGCTCTGCTACCAATATGAACATGGCTAAGTTGCGTGAAGCTGCTCGTTTGCTCAATACTGCAAACGTACCCGCAGAAGACCGCTACATCCTGATTCACGCTTCTCAATTGTCTAGCCTGTTGTCTGAGACTGCTGTTACCAGCAGCGACTTCAACAGCGTGAAGGCTTTGGTGCAAGGCGATATCACTAGCTTCATGGGTTTCAACTTCATCACTATTGGTGATCGCTCTGAAGGCGGTTTAACTGGCGGTGGTTCAGGTTCAACTCGTGTGGTCTATGCCTATCACAAGATGGCAGTCGGTATGGCTGAAAGCATGGCTATTCGCTCTGAGATCAACTACATCCCTGAGAAAACCTCTTGGTTGGTGTCTTCGATGTTCAGTGCTGGCGCTACAGCTATTGACGCTGGTGGCATTGTCGCAATCACCTGTACTGAATAAGGAGCATAAACATGGCTTTCTCAGCAACTGGCTTTAACGCCATCGGCGGTCAGTCCAAATCAGGCAATGCGCCTAGCATTTGGACTTACACCAGCACTGACGCTCAATCAGTAATTCGTGCCTCTGGCTACTTCAACAGCGTTGCATCGTTGTTGAAAGTCGGTGACTTGATTTTCTGCTACAGCGCCACTGGTGGTACACCTGTAATGTCCACAGCTTATGTGAATTCAAATACTGGTTCAGTAGTTGACATCACTGACGGCGTGACCGTTACTTCAACCGATACTGATTAATCACAGTATCAAATGGATCGGCCTGCTACTGGATAACTGGTGGCAGGCCATTCTCACATCTGAGGTGACAAATGGCTGCTGGTGATACCGACATTCGTATTTGCTCTGATGCCCTGCTTATGCTGGGCGCAAAGTCGATCTCGTCATTTAACGAGGGAACTACATCCTCCAACACTTGTGACCGCTTGTACCCTGGCGTAAAGAACTCCACACTGCAAGCCTATCCATGGTCTTTCAGTTTCAAAAAGGTAGCGTTGGCTCAAACGATCAACACACCTGTCAACGAATACAAATACGAATACCAATTGCCGTCTGACCGCTTGGGTGCGATTAGACGAGCATTTAATAGCACAGCCATTGGCGCATTCACCTTTACCGATTGGACAATCCAAGGTGATAAGCTGTTAACAAACTCTGAGCAAGTTGTGATTGACTATCAGTTTTTACCAACAGAATCTCAGATGCCGTCTTACTTTGTGCAATTGCTCAAATACATGATGGCATGGCACTTGGCTGACCCGATTACAGATCAGATATCAAAGACTCAGTACTGGCAACAGGTTGCGGTTGGCTCGCCTGGCGAAAACAACCGTGGTGGTTACTTCCGCACAGCCATGGTCATTGATGGTCAAGGAAACACAACTCAGGCATTTGAAGACTTCAGTTTGATTGAAGTGAGAAACTGATGACAAGAATTGTCTCAATGCAAACCAACTTCAGTAGCGGTGAGCTTGATCCGCTGTTGAGGGCTAGGGTTGACCTTGAGCAATACAAGAATGGCGCTGAAACATTAACCAATGTTGTTGTGCAACCTCAAGGAGGTGTACGCCGCCGTGGTGGGTTGAAGTATCTGATGGAGATACCTAGCGCAGCCAGCCCATCAAGTGGCACTCGCTGTGTTGCATTTGAATTCTCTGTTGATGAAAGCTACATGCTGATCTTTGTAAATCAGCGTATGTATGTTTTTAAAGACAAAGCATTGGTAACTAACATCAATGGCAGTGGCAATCCATATTTGGCTATATCTGGCATAACCAGTTCAATTCTGTCAACAATGTGTTGGACTCAGTCTGCCGACACATTGATCATCACGCAAAAAGAAATTAACCCAATCAAGATCGTCCGTGGTGGATCTGATGCTACTTGGACTGCAAGCAACATTTCATTTGTTGGCATTCCAAAATATGCGTTCACAGTTACCCTGACAAACCCAGCGGCAACACTGACACCAAGTGCCACATCAGGTGCAATTACATTGACGGCATCTGCTGGCGTGTTTACATCGGGTAGTGTTGGTCAATACGTTAATGGCACTACACAAGGTCGTGCAAGGATTGTTGCGTACACCAGTACAACTGTGGTCAGTGCTGTGACTGAGATTCCATTCTTCAGCACAACTGCTATTGCATCTGGCTCATGGGAATATGAGTCTGGTTATGAAGATGTGTGGTCTTCATCTCGTGGTTGGCCTCGTACTTGTACTTTCCATGAAGGTCGCTTGTACTTTGGTGGCAGTAAAAATAGACCATCTACATTGTGGGGAAGCAAGGTAGGTCAGTTCTTTGACTTTAATCCTGACCAAGCTTATGACGATGACGCTGTTGAGGCGACATTGGATACCAACAGTCTTAACATCATCACTGACATCATCTCTGGTCGTGACTTGCAGGTGTTTACAACTGGCGGTGAGTTTTATGTGCCACAGTCTGGCCTTGATCCAATCACGCCAACCAACTTCTTTGTGAAGACTGTTAGCCGTAATGGATCTCGTGAAGGTATGCGTGTGCAGACATTGCAGTCTGGAACGATCTATGTCCAGCGCCAAGGTAAAGCACTGAACGAATTCTTGTACAGCGATACAACATTGTCGTATGTCAGTACATCAATCAGCTTGCTGTCTAGCCACTTGATCAATAATCCTATTGAGCTTGCACTTCGTAAGGCAACCAGCACAGATGAAACAGATGCATTGCTGATGCTCAATGGTGATGGCACGATTGCCAACTATTCAATCCTGCGCCAACAAAATGTTGTGGCTCCAAGCAAGTTGACAACTGATGGTTTATTCAAAGACGTTGGTGTTGACATTGAAGACATCTATGTCGTGGTCAAGCGTACATTCAATAGTGTTGACAAATACTATGTTGAGTACTTTGACACAACCACATTTACTGATTGCTCTTTTGTCGGAACAACCACATCATCAAAGACAATTTCTAGCCTGCCACACATTGGCAAAACATTGAATGTAATTGCTGATGGCAGCGTGTTGTCTGACGAGGTTGTCAGTGGTGGTGGATCAGTCACGATTGACAGGGATAGCACAACCAGCTATGAGGTTGGATTGCCATTTACTGTGACTATCAAGACTTTGCCAATTGAGCCTCGTTTGTCTGTTGGTGTGCGTGTTGGATTTGTGAAGCGCATTATTGAAGTCAATGCGATTCTTTATGAGACACAACACCTTTTGGTGAATGACAATCTTGTGCCAATTCGCACATTGGACACTGTAGATATTTTGGATAATGGCATGCCTGAGTTCACAGGAACAAAAACAGTTGGTGGTATATCTGGTTATTCTGATGATGCCTCGATTACCATTGGTCAAAACCTGCCTTTGAAGCTAACCCTGCTTGGGTTGGAATATAAGCTTTCAGTGTACGGAGGAACATAATGGCATTTGCAGTAGTAGCCGCAGTAGCCGCAGGCGCAAGTGCTATATCAACATATCAGCAAGGGCAGGCACAGGCTTCACAATATCGGATTCAAGCGCAGCAAGCTCAATTGCAAGG